TACAAGTAAAGGTTTTGTTAAGGTTGATGAGGATAGAATACGCAACCTTAATCCTAAAGAATTAGAGCGTGCAGTATTCCGTGTTCGCCGTGATGGTGGAAGCGTAGTTCCTGTTCGTGCTTATGGCGAAGCACTTTATCTCACTAAATGGTCAGACATCCCATTGGATGTTCGTAAAGAAGTATTTGGTGGAGATGTAAAGGTTTGGCGTGCTTGGGTAAAGAGTAAGGGTTGGCAAGACCAAAACTCACCTTTATACAAATACCTTCGTGAAAACAATTTTGGTCGTGCAGTTGTAGGAGATGACCGCCGTGCAGGTGGAGTTTCACACATTATTCTACCTGAGGCAGTTGGTGAAGCAGGTCGTGGTCGTGAAGTTACTAAGTTAACTCGCGCTCAAATTGAAGCAGCACAAGCAGAAGCAGATGCTGCATTAGACATTGCCCAACCATTACAAGATACTAAAGAACGCCGTCTTGCTCGCACAATGTTACGCCGTAAAGAAAAGTCACGCCGTACTCGCCCAGCAGTTTCTCCTTACTATGATGATGAGAGCCTGCTTGCCATGATTAACAATGGCGTAGAGGATGCTGCTGCAAACATTGGTCGTTCATACGCAGAAGTAAATGCTCAACTTGATGACCTTATGGGTCGTTTAAACGCTCGTATTGGTCAAGCAGAACAAATGTCTGTTAAATCAAAAGTTGGCTATGGAACATTTACTCACGAAGCAGGTGGACACTCTTACGAAGTTGATGAAGTATTTGAGAACGCATCATGGATGCTTGCTCGTACATCATCTGAACAAACTTGGGGTAGCATCATTGGAAGCCAGCAAATGGCGTTCCTTGCAGGTCCGGGTTCTAGGTCAATGCGACCAGTTAAACCGGGCGACCCACGATACTTTGAAGCATGGGCTGGTGTATTAAACCTACACTTCCGCGACCCTGAAACGGGTGCTATGGACCCAGTAGTGCGCCGTGTTCTTGATGGCGACAGCAATGATGAAATTTTAGGTTGGATGACTAGAAGCCTTGAAGGTCGTAAGTGGGCAAATAACACTTACACAGTTCCGGGCAAAGGTCTTGGATTTGGCGAACTAAAGCGTGGTGAACTAAACGACTATCTACTAACAAGAATTAGTGATACTCGTAATGCAGTTAAGACTTACATCCCTGATGAGGATACAGCGCTTATGCTTAGTGCTGCTAAAGAGGATGGCAAGCCATTAACTGGTGGAGATGTAGAAGTCTTTTTACTTAACCGTTTTGGCGCACAACCTGAGAACTTACCTGAGATTAACGGTTTGCTTGTAACTACAAGTAAGGAATACCGTGACCAAGAGCGTGTGGTTGACTTGATTAACCGCCGTGTAATGCGTTTCTTGGGTTCACTTCCTGAGGATACTTTTGCTCGTCACCCATTGGTAAATGTTGTTTATCAAGAAAATGTTAAAAAGAACATTGATGGGATTGCACAGGCTAGAGGAACAGACAAACTTACAGGTGATGAAATTCGCCGTGCTGAGCGTGCTGCCCGTGAGGAAGCCCGCCGTGAAGTAGAGCGCACTTTGTTTACAATCGTTCGTAGAACTGGTGCATCATCAAGCCAAGTAATGCGCTTGTTATTCCCGTTCTATGCAGCCTATGAGAATACTCTTATGCGTTGGGGTGGCATTGTTGCCGAAAACCCACAAGTTGTAACTACCGCTGCTAGAACTATTGCCCAAATTGTTAATGGACAATTAGTGGTTGACCAAGAAGGTAACCGTGTTACTGATGCTAAACAACTTAGCGGAGATGGCATGGCTAATCTTGTAGTTCAAGTTCCTGATGCTTTTATCAAAGCATTGCCGGGTGAGTGGCAAGAAGTTGCTGAGAACGCGTTTAAACAAGTTCGTATTCCTCTATCAAGCCTTGATGTTATTACACAAGGTCAAGCAGGAAATCCGGGCTTTGGTCCTTACGCAGTATTCCCAACTTATTTAATCTTGCGCCAACGCCCTGAATTTGAGGAAGCGTTTAAACCGCTATTCCCAGCAGGTATGCCTACTAACGCAAGCGACATTTTCTTACCTAGCACAGTACGCCGTCTTAAAACCTTATGGTCTAAAGATGAGATGTATGTTCGTACCTTTAATCAAATGTTGCGTTATGAAACATACAACTACAACACAGGTAAGCGACAAGAACCACCAACAGTAGAGGAAGTTACCAGCAAGGTAAACAAGTTCTACATGCTTCGTTCTTTGTCTGCCATCTCTGCACCATTTGCTATTTCACCTGATGTAGATTTCTACCAACAGACTTTCCGCCAGTTCCAAAATCAATACACAGAACCCGGCGAAGCAGAGGCTAAGTTCTTTGAGATGTATCCTGACTTCTTTGAAGCCACAGTATCTCTTTCTAAGAACCCCGGTGGACTTGAAGCCAACCTAGATACCGTTCGTAACCTTCGTAAATTCAGCGGTCTAATGGCAACAGCAGAAGCAAAGGGTGAGCCTGAACTTATGGGATGGCTTGCTAATGACTTTGATGGTCAGTATGACTTCTCACAGGCTGCTTACCAATGGCAATACCGCACAGGTTCATACCCCGGTTCGGCTAACACCTACCGTCAGAACCGTAACCCAGCAGAACTTATTAGAGATGCTAACCTAAAGCGTGGCTGGACTGAGTATCGCAAAATACAAGATGTTATTGATGCCTTCAAAATTCAGAACGGTATCGGTAGTAATCGTGACCCATTGCTAGAGCAGTACAATAATGCTAAGCGCCAATGGCTTGATTACATGGGGCAAAACAACCCTGACTGGTATGCAGCGTACATGTCGCCTGACCGTGGCAAGTACATGAAGCGTGCTGATGTTCTTGAACAAGCGCTTCAAAACAAAGCATGGATGACCCAAAATGGTGACCGACCAGTTGTAAAGGCTGTTGCTTTGTATTTAGATGCTCGTAAAAAGATTGGTCAAGCATTGTTACAGCGCGACCAAATGGGCGGTTCACGCTCATTAGATGCAAATACTAATGATGATTTAGCAGAACTTTGGGATAAGTTTGTTACCCAACTTGGTGCTGAGTCACCTGAGTTTAGTGATTTCTATAACCGATACTTTCCAAACGACCCGGTGGTGATTTAAATGGCAGATGAAAAAGATAAGAAAGCAGTAGAAACTACTGCATCCAACAAGACTGGTTCAACCAGTTCTATGGACATTTTCAACCAAGCCTTAGCATCAGGTGGTGTCTATCAAGGTAAAGGTGCAGACGGTAAAGATAAGACTGTTGGTTTAGACGAGTGGACCAAAAGATGGTTTTCTATGTCTGAAACCGAACGCCAAAACTGGGTAAATAAATTTAACGCCCTTGGCAAAAAGGTCAATGTTGTTACTGGTATTGATGAGTGGGTTGCTTATGGTCGCAAGTCTATTCAGTATTACCAACAGGGTGGCAAGTTCACACCTGATGAGTTACTTGCAATGGATGCCAAGCAAGGTGTTGGAAGCGGTGTTTCTTACACATCTCAGGATGCAAAGGCTTTAGTTCAAAGCACATACCAATCATTACTTGGTCGTGATGCTACTGGTGGAGAATACGAAAAGGCTTTCCAAAAGGCTATGACCCAATCAGGGTCAACTGGTGCTGCTGGTCGCCAACAGGCTGTTGTTGATTTTATTAAGTCAACTGATGAGTATGACTCTCGCCAAGAAAACAAATACTTAGATGCTATCTATAACGAATTAGCAGGAGAGATGCGTGAGGTGAAGGCATAATGGCAGGTCCAGCAAGCCCACGCGGTGGCGGTAGAGGGGAAGTACCTTTAACCCCTAGAGAACAATTATACCAACTTGGTGTTGCTCTTTATCAGGCTGAACAGGCTTTAAATAGGGCTAAGTATCCATCTGCTGCTTATACAAAGGCTAAAACCGCTTATCAAAACATTAAAAAACAATTTGATGAGGCAAATGCTAAAGCAAATGTAGAGGTTAAAAGCGCTCAGAAAAAGAAAAATGATGCTGAGATTATTCGCTTGCAAGGCGAGCGCGATAAGGCTATTACTTTAGGTGCTAAACCTACTGACCAAAAAATTAAAGACATTGATGCCAAGATTAAAGCACTAGGCGGTACTACTGCTGCTGGTGTCGGTGGACAATCGCAAGGTGGCGGTGGCTATACAGAGGATGCTGATGGAGATGGTATTCCAAATGCTATTGACCCTGAGCCATACACAGCCAAAGGCTCAGCATCACAAGGTGCTGGTCGTGGCGCAGGTGCTACTGGCGGTGCTACTGGCGGTGCAACAGGTGGTTCTACTGGCGGTACAGGAACTGGTACAGGTGCTAAAGATAAAGTTGTTATTGATAAGACTGTATGGGTTTCATACATGCGACAGACTTTCAAGACACTTGATGATGCCAAGATGCGTGACCAAATTGAGAAACTTCTTGATACTGCTAAGAAGCAAAATTGGGATGAAGCAACTTTCATGGAGTCACTTAAAGGCACAACTTGGTGGCAAACAGAGTATCCAACTTTCCGTAACTTTTTCTTAGAGTCCAATGACCCACGCAATGCTGCTACTTTTGGACAAAAGATAAACAATAAAACAGATGCAGTCCGTCAACGCCTTGAAGCCTTGGGTATTCGTTTAAACCAAATTGACCCAACTACTGGCAAGATGATGACTCCTGAGGAATACAACAAGCGTGTAAACGGTATCATTTTAGAAACCGTTAAGAACGATTGGACTGATGCTCAGTTAGATAACTACTTGGCTACTAAGTCAGACATTATCTTTTCAGGTGGTGGAAGTATTGGTAGTTCAGTTCGCCGTATTACAGATACTGCTTGGAAGTATGGAATTGACCTTGATGATACATACAAGAAGTCAATTAACCAGTCATTGTTAGACACAATGGATGGTCGTGATGAGTCATTTTGGTATGAGGAAATGAAGCGACAATCTGCTGACCTTTACTCACCATTTGCCGAAGGTTTAAACCAAGGCAGAACTCTTTACGACATGACTCGTAACTATCGTACTCAAATGGCTTCGTTGCTTGAAATGGATGAGTCGTCTATTAAATGGAACGACCTTATGAAGTATGCAACTAAAACTGGTGTAGATGGTAAACCATCAAAGTCAACATTTGCTGAGTTTACTAAATCTATTAAGAACGACCCATTATGGCAATACACAAAGAACGCTAAAGAAACTTACACCAATCAGGCACTAAGCCTGCTTCGTGACTTCGGAATTGTAGGTTAATCATGGCTGCCCCTAAACCAACTCCTTCACCAAAGCCGGGAACTAAGCCAACACCTGTTGTTGCTAAGACCGCTGACCAAGCACGCGCACAAGCAACTGCCCCAAAGCCAACTACTACGCCAAAGCCAACTTTTACGCCACCTTCTAGGACCACTCCTACTCCTACTAAGACTCCTACTAAGACTCCTACTAAAACTACTGGTACAACAGGAACTAAGGGTGCAGGTGCAACGGTAGAGTTTACTGGTCCTTCAAAGTATTCTCCTATTGACCCTAAAATTCAGGCTGAACTTGATAAAGCAGCAGCATCTAAAAAGTTAGCAGATGAAAAAATTGCTATTGCTAAGGCTAAGTCAGATGCTGCCAAAAAGAAAATTGCTGATGCCAAGAAAAAAGCAGATGATGCTAAGAAAAAACTTGGTGACGGTAAAAAGATTGATGACGGTACTGATGATGATGGTACTGATGATGATGGTGCTACTGGTGGCGATTTTGCTGGTAAATTCATCTCAACTAAATCAGTAAAAATTAGTGGCGGAACAAATCTTTTTAATGTTTTCTCCAACGGTAAAGGTGGAACATACGAGGAATTTGTTGCCTTTATTCCTGATGATGAAGGCGGGGATGATGGTGCTGATGCTGCTGCTGTTGCTGAAATGCGTGCAGAGGATAAGCGTGATAAACAACGCACAGCCTTAGAGGAATTTGTATCTATTCTTTCAGGTGCTGGTCTTAGCGAATTGGCTGATGAAGTCAATAAAATGATTTTAGAGGATAAGACTGCTGCACAAATTAAACTTGAAATTCGTAAGACTAAATCTTATGAGGCACGCTTTCCGGGTATGAAGGCTCTTAGCGATAAGAACCGTGCTATTACCGAAGGTGAATACATTGACTTAGAGCGTGGTTATTCTCAGACCCTTCGTGCTTATGGTCTTGATGAAAAGATTTATGGTGACCGTGGTGACCTTGGAACTTACATCTCTAACGAAGTTAGCGCCCGTGAGTTTGAGGAACGCGTATCACTTGCTAAAGACCGCGTATCATCTCAGGCAGATGTTATGAAGGCTCTTGGTGAAATGTATGTAACAGAAGCAGATGCTATCGGATACCTTCTTAACCCATTGAAAGCAATGGATGTTATTAAGAAGCAGGTTCGTTCTGCTGAAATTGGTGCTGCTGCTGCTAGTGCTAGATTTACACTAGGCGCAGATGCTGCTAACCGTGCTAGGGAAGCAGAAGCATTGATTGGTGCTACTGGTACAACAGATGTAGCCACATTGAAACAAGAATTTGGTAAGGCAAGAATACTTGCTGATACTCAATCACAACTATCTAAACTTGAAGGCGAAACCTACAACGAACTAGAGGCAGTACAAGCCGTTGTTGGTGGCGAACAAGAGAAGTTGTTAAAGTCAAAGCGCAGAGCAGAGCGTGAAGCAATGTTCCGCTTTGGTGGTCAGTCAGGCGTAGGTGCTTATTCACTACGCAGTACGACTAACCAATAATTAGGTTCCTTATCTGACCGACCAGCCCGGATAAGTGTAAGAAGTCTGGTAGCAATAGCCAACTTATGTTCCCCTACATAAAGTTGTGGATTGCGAATACAACAACGAGAAAAGGGAGATGGCTAATGAGCCAAAATAACGAGTATGATGACGAGTTTGATGACTTCGGTGACGAAGGCACAGATGTAGTTAAGCAACTCCGTAAAGTAAACCGCACACTAGAAAAGCGTGCTAAAGAACTGGAACAGGAGTTGAAAGGACTGCAATCGCAGACCCGCCAGCGTACTGTAAAGGATGTGTTGCAAGCCAAGGGTATTAACCCAAAGATTGCTGCTTTCATACCGCAAGACATTGATACATCTGAGGATGCAATCAATGGCTGGCTTAGTGAATACGGTGATGTCTTTGGTGTTAACTCAAATGCTAATTCAGAGCAGGCTTCAAATAATTCAGTTGATGTTTCCGCAAATGCAAGAATTAACCAAGTGGTTTCAACAGGGCAAGTTCCCGAAGTTGACTCAGATGCTATGGCTAAAATCCTTGCAGCAGGTAACGCAGATGAATTAAACCGCATCCTTGGATTAAATTAACCAACTACCAATCTAAGGAGTATGACTCATGGCAGACACAAATACATCAGCCCTTGCGGGTTTGGTGAAAACTGCGTATGACCGCTATGTTGAGTTCGCTCTCCGTTCGCAACCGCTAGTTCGTAGCGTTGCAGACAAGCGCCCAGCACAGCAAGCAATGCCGGGGTCAAGCGTTGTATTCTCACTTTACAACGATTTGGCTGCCGCAACTTCTGCACTTTCAGAGGCAACAGACCCTGATGCAGTAGCACTATCTGATGTATCTACCACTTCTGTAACACTTGCAGAATACGGTAATGCATCACTTGTAACTCGTAAGTTACAACTATTCTCTCTATCAGATGTGGACCCAGCAGTTGCAGACATTATTGCCTACAACATGGCTGACTCACTTGATAAGATTGCAATGGAAAGCCTACGCCAAGGAACAAATGTTCTTTACGGTGGCTCTGTAACTTCAACAGCAACCGTTTCATCCGCAGATGTACTAACATCAGCAAAAATCCGCCGTGCAGTAGCCAAGTTGCGTGCCAACAAGGCTGTTCCACGCCAAGGTTCTTTGTACTGGTGCGGTATTCACCCTGAGGTTTCACACGACCTTCGTGCTGAAACAGGCTCAGTCGGATGGCGCGACATCCACGCTCAGACAGACTCTGCACAGGGTAACCTATGGGCTGGAACAATCGGAACATACGAAGGTGCTTTCTTTGTTGAAACACCACGCATGTACGAAAAGGCAGAAGGTGCTAATCAGTCAACCTTCACAACTACAACCACAGCAACATCTGCATCAGGTGCAACAACAATTACTGTTGCATCAACATCAGGTATTGATGTCGGTGATGGTCTTGCAATTTCTGCAACAACTGGCGCAAGCACACTTGTTTCAGCAATCAATGGCGCAGTTATCACCCTTTCAGTAGCAACTACTGCTGCTGTTACATCAGGTGCAACTGTAACCATCACACCTAAGACAAATGTATTCCGCACAATCCTTGCTGGAAAGCAGGCTTTGGCAGAAGCAGTTGCACAGGAACCGGGCGTAGTTATCGGACCTGTTACTGATAAGTTGATGCGTTTCCGCCCAATCGGTTGGTACGGCGTACTTGGTTTCGCCCGCTACCGTGAGGATGCGTTGTTCCGCATTGAAACTTCATCTAGCATCTCTGACTAATTTCGGAGATTAGTACCGGGGTGGCGGGTGTTTAAACGCCCGCTACCCTGTTACACTAAGGAGAGTTATGGCATACCAATTCACACCACCCACCGTCAAGGAAACCCCTGCTGGCGGTCACACGCTATTTGAGCGTATGGGTATCCACCGTGGTATTAGTGTTCTACGGGTAAACGGGGTGTATTCATCATACCGTTATCCAAGCCAAACTCAAACCCTAGAAGCAGACGAAGTTTATTTAGGTGGACATGTGTACGACATTGATGACCAAACAAGAACACTACTCATAGCAGCAGGCTATGGAGATTACATAACAACGGTTTAAACATGGCATGTAGAACTGGTTGCCCAACACAGGACCACGAAAACTGGGGCGAGTGTCTAAAAGCATCTAACTTAGAGTTCAGCACAGGTGATGCTAATAGTGCTAAGGGTATGACCGAAAAGAAATGGAACGCTGAACTTAATGCCTATGCTGCTGCAAGAGCGCAAGGTATTCAACCTGCTGGAACTTCAATGGCAAAGATTAAAGATGCTGTTGAAAAATCAGACAAGGCTGGTAAAGCCTTTGATGCAAATACGGGAACTTTTAAGGGGTAACAATGACTGCCATTGTAGGTATTCAGGGAAAAGGCTGGGCGTTAGTCGCAGCAGACTCCATGACTACCTATGACGACAAACCATACTATGCAAAAGGTGTGGATAAAGTTACTAAAAAAGGTGACTATGTATTTGGTTTTTCAGGTGATGCCATTGCTGGCAACATAGCAACATACCTTTGGAACCCACCTAAAGTTATTAAGACAATAGCAACAGATGTATTTATGCAGACAAAAGTTCTGCCTTCCCTACGGGAAGTAATGGTTGAGCATGGGTATAACCCTGATACAGCCAAAGATAAAGATGCCGGATTTGATGCACTTATCTGTTTAAACGGTGTTATCTATGAAGTTGACCAAGATTACTTATGGTCAAGAGATGACCGTGGTTTGTATGCGGTAGGCAGCGGTGGCGATTTAGCCCTTGGTGCGCTCGCAGCAGCAGGCATGAGCAAGAACTCTATTAAGAGCGTTGAGGCTGTGGCTCGTAGAGCAATCAAGATTTCCGCTGATTACAACATAAGTGTTGGCGGAGATGTAAAAGTAATTACCCAAAGGAGTAAGTAAATGTGTGCTGAGTGCGGATGCTACGGCTCTGTTAACCCTTACGGCGTAGGCGGTAGGGAAGTAAGCAGCAAGCCAACAGAGGCAAGTTTAAAGAAAGTCACAGTTCAACCCGGTATGTATCACAAGAACGATACCGAAATTGAGGATGACTAATGCCTAAGAACAAAGTTCAAAAGGTAATGGGTGAGTTTAAACGCGGAACCCTACATAGTGGAAAAGACCCAAAAGGTCCTAAGAAAGCAGCAGTTGTAAAAAATCGTAAACAAGCCGTTGCTATTGCTTTATCGGTAGCGGGTAAATCTAAAAAAAAGGGGAAATAACTAATGCCAATGTACGGACAAAAGAAAGTAAAAATTACTGGCACAGCAACATCTAAGCCAGCAGCAAAGAAAACAGCAATGCCTGCTAAGCCATCTGCAAGCATGACTAAGATGAACAAGTCAGCAGCAGCAAAACCAAAATCAAAAATTGGTGGCGCAGGTAACCCTAATTATGTTAAAGACATGGTTAAAACAGGTAAGTCAAAGCCAAAGCCGGGCATGCTAAAGCCAAGATAATGTCGTCAGGCAAGCGCAAGAACCATCACAAATTTAATAAAACTCAAATTAAAGATGGGATGGTAGTAATACTTAGGAAAGACGGCAGGATTAAATCTGTCTTAGGAAAGTATGGAGAGTATGGAAAACAAAAGCAAACGCGACCCTAGATTAGCAAGAGCAGGCGTATCAGGCTTTAACAAACCCAAGCGCACTCCAAGTCATCCTACTAAGTCGCATGTTGTTGTGGCTAAAGATGGCTCACAAGTAAAGACAATTCGTTTCGGACAGCAAGGCGTGACTGGTGATAGACAACCAACTGCACGCCAAGCATCCTTCAAGGCTCGTCATGCTAAGAACATTGCCAAAGGCAAAATGTCCGCAGCATACTGGGCAGACAAGGTGAAGTGGTGAAAAAGAAAGCATTTTGGGATACAAAGAACCCTAATAAAAAATCTACACCTTTAACACCAGCACAAAAAGCCAAGGCTAAGGCTATGGCTAAGAAGGCTGGTCGCCCTTATCCAAACTTAGTAGATAACGCAGCAGCAAAAAGAAAGGCTAAGTAATGGCACTAGGAACAGCAGGAAGCACATTAACAGGTGAACTTAATCGCCTTGCAGGTATTACTAGCGTGGCATCTTACAAAGCACCACAAGGTGCTGCCAATGCCTATGCAGGAACAACAGGCTTAGGTCTTATTGCTGCTCTTAATTACAAGGCTAGTACATCCCGACAACCTAATGACTACAAAGGTTTAAACGCAATTTGTAATGAACTTGCTAGTACAACTGGAAAGTCTGCCGTAGAAGCATTGAGGGCTATTGACCTATGAGTACATTTGACCAATTAACTGAGCGTGTTGATACGCTACTGCATGGCTACACGGTTAACTCCGAAGCCAGCACATGGCTAACAACCAGCGCAACCACATCTACAACTTCTATTACTGTGTTTGATACATCAGTAATTGGTCGTGGTTACATACAAGTAGGTGACGAAATGATGTATGTAAACACCGTTAACCCAGCATCAAGCACATTAACACTAGCCCCTTGGGGTCGTGGACAACGCGGTACTACCGCTGCTACTCATGCTGCTAACGATAGAGTAACTGTTTCACCATTGTTCCCACGCAATGAAATTAAGCGTGCCATCAACGATACTATCAATGCTGTTTACCCAGCCATCTTTGGCGTAGGTCAAACAGAGTTTAGTTTTGTTGCTGCTAAGACAACTTATGATTTACCTGATGAAGCAGAAAACATTTTAAACCTTACTCACTCAGTCATAGGTCCAAGCAACGAGTGGCTTCCAGTTCGTGCATGGCAACTAGACCGATTGGCTAACCCAACAACATTTGGCACAGGCGGTAACCTAGGAAAGAGTATTAGCGTTTACTCTCCTATTGTTCCGGGGCGCAAAGTCAATGTTGTTTATTCAAAGCGCCCAACACTATTGTCGGCAGCAGCAGATGACTTTGTTACAGTTACTGGTTTGCCGTCATACGCTGAGGATGTAATCATTTATGGCGCAGCCTTTAGGATGATTTCGTTCTTAGACCCTTCTCGCCTTGGTCCGCAACACGCAGCAGCAGACTTGCTTGACTCACAACAAACTGCTCGTTCAGGCGAAACTGCATCACGCTTCTTGTTTGGTATCTACCAACAGCGTTTAAACGAGTGTGCAGAAAATCAACGCAGACAATTCCCAGTCCGCAGTCACTATCAAAGGTAGGTAAATAAATGGCAGCAGGAGATGCAGGCTCACCAAAACGGTACTATTCAGCAACAGCGGTAGAAACAACGCTTAGTGCTGCTATCCCTTCGGCTTCACAGGGCGATAGTTACACTTCATTTGTTGTCGCTTCTACTAGCGGATTTGCTGCTTCTTTCCCTTATACCCTTCTTGTTAATCCCGATACAAACAAAGAGGAAGTAATCACAGTTACCGCTGGTACTGGTACAACTCTTACTGTTACCCGTGGTCAAGATAGCACTCAGGCAGTAGCACACTCTGCTGGTGCAACAGTTCGCCATGCTGTATCTGCCCGTGACTTCCGTGAATTACAGACTCACATTGCTGCCCGTGGTTATGATGCTGACTCAGCCATTATGACTAACATTGAAACACATGTTCACGGTCTTGGTTCAGGTGATGGTTCAGTAGTCGGTACTGCAAAGGCTCAAACCCTTAGCAATAAAACTCTTTCAGGAACTGTAACTTCTAGCGCTGCAACATTTACTGGCGGTACTTTCTCTAGCGGTACTATTACAAGCGCTACAATTACATCAGCAACTATTACTTCATCTACTATCCGTAGCACTACTTTTACATCAGGAACCGTTACATCATCTACCATTGCATCAGGAACTCTTGGAACTGACCTTGCTGCTGGTGGATTTAAAGTAACTGGACTTGCAACACCATCTGCTAACTCAGATGCTGCAACTAAGGCTTATGTAGATACACAAGTTGCCAACCTTGTTGACTCAGCACCGGGAACGCTAGATACTCTTAATGAACTTGCTGCTGCTTTGGGTGATGACCCTAACTATGCAACAACAATGACCAATGCTCTAGCAGCCAAACTATCCCTAAGTGGTGGCACTATGACTGGTGCTATTGCTATGGGTTCAAACAAAATTACTGGTCTTGGAACTCCTACGGCATCAACAGATGCAACAACTAAGGCTTACATTGATGATGTTTTTGGAAGCACAACTTCCGCTGCTGCTAGCGCTACTGCTGCTGCAACAAGTGCTACAAGCGCAGCAAACTCTGCTAGCGCTGCTGCAACATCTGCAACAAGCGCTTCTAACTCAGCAAGTGCTGCTGCTACTAGCGCATCAAGTGCTTCTGACTCCGCAAGTGCTGCCGTAACTAGCGCTACATCTGCTTCAAACAGCGCAACCGCAGCAGCCACAAGTGCTACAAGTGCTGCTAACTCAGCAACGGCTGCTGCATCAAGTGCAACTGCTGCTGCGACAAGTGCAACAAGTTCTGCTTCATCTGCAACCGCTTCTGCTAACTCTGCTAATAGTGCTTCTGCTAGCGCAGTTCTTGCAAATGATTGGGCTACATTAACTAGCGGTCCAGTAGCAGGTGGCGAATACTCAGCAAAGTATCATGCTCAGGCTGCTGCTACTTCTGCAACCAGCGCAGCAACAAGTGCAACAAGTGCTGCAAATAGCGCAAGCGCTGCTGCTACATCAGCATCAAGTGCTGCAACAACTTATGATAACTTTGATGACCGTTATCTTGGTGCTAAGGGTTCAGCGCCTACATTAGATAATGATGGTGATGCACTTATTACTGGTGCGCTTTATTTCAACTCATCTACTGGAATTATGTCGGTATGGTCAGGCTCTGCATGGGTTGCTATTAACTCAGCCAGCGCTTACTCAGCACCTACTCTTGGTAGCACGCTTATTGCATCAGGTACTACCATTACAACCCTTGAAGGTTTTACAAAGTTAGTATCAGCAACATACGCATCACTAGATGCAAACTCAAAAGAAATAGACAATACACTCATGGGCATCATGGGTGCGTACTAAGGAAGGTAGTAACTAATGGCTACAACAACTAAAGTACTTGCTAGAACGGCAGCAGCCACTTCAAGTACAACTCTCTACACAGCACCAAACACATCTACGCTAGCAATCGTTACCAACATTGTGTTGGCTAATGCTGCTACAAGCGCATCAACTGCAACTGTTGCTATTGATGGTGTGGTAATTGTTCCAGCGGTTTCAATCGCTGCTAACACTTTAATTGGGTTTGACCTTAAACAAGTTATCCCTGCTAACAACCCAGCAAAGACCATTACTGGTTTTGCTTCAACTTCTGCTGTAACAATTCACATTAGCGGAGTGGAGATTAACTAATGACCTTCCAACAATACCCCTCTAAACTTGGCATACCATCAGGTAATACTGCTGCTAGACCAACTAACCCAGTAATTGGTGATACCTATTACAATGGGCAACTAGAAATTCTTGAAATTTGGAATGGAACTGTTTGGGTTGCAGTATCTGCACCACCATCTACTCCACAGATTATTTCTGTAACAGATGCATCTACTGGTGATGCTTACACATCTACTGCTGGAAAACTTGCAGTAGTTTTTCAAGCAGGTAGCGGTGGTGGAACACCATCTCAATACAATGCTTTTACTGTTTCAGGCGGTGGTGCTGCAAATAGTTCAGGCACAACGGTAACAATTACTGGTTTAACCCCCGGAACTTCTTATGAAGTTTATGGTAATGGTCAGAATAACTTTGGAACTACTGTTAACACTCCAAATCAAGCAGCAATAACTCCAACAACTCTACCCGAAGTAAGAACTATTGGAACTGCTACTACATCTAGCACATCTACTGATGTAACAGTAACTTGGACAAATGGAAACAATGGCGGTAAAAATCTTACTGCTATTACTATTACTCCTTACTTAAATGGAACAACTGCTCAAACATCAAGAACTGCTGCAACAACAAGTTCTACTTCCTATGTTTTTACTGGGGCTACTGCTTTGACTTCAGGAAATTCATACACATTTAAGGTTACGGCAACTAACGCTAATGGAACTTCTGCACCATCTACTGCTACAAATTCAATAACAGTACCTACTTTTGTTTCAATAGAAGCCTTTTTAGTTGGCGGTGGTGGACCGGGTGCTTGGGTTCTAGCAGGTGGCGGTGGCGGTGGCGCAGTAATGAAAACAAATTCATTTAATGTTGCGGGTGGTACTGCTCATACAATAACTATTGGTGGTGGCGGTACAACAGGAATTGATGCAGGCGCACCCGGAACACAGGGTGTATCAACAGTATTTCAAGGTATAACTTGTACTGGTGGTGGTTCTGGTATTTCTAGAAATTCAACCAGTACTCAAATTACCAATACACCTGCTGGGGCAAATGGTGGTGGTGGTGCATCTGATAATGCTAATACCGGCGGTACGACCGGAAAAACTGGAACTGCACCTACTTTCCCTTCGGGAATAACTGGAAATGTTTATGCTGGATTTAAAGGTGGTGATGGTGGCGGTACTGGTAATAACTATCCGGGCGGTGGCGGTGCTGGTTCAAATCAAAATGGAACAACGCCCAGTTCTAATACCAGTTCAGGCGGTGCTGGTGGAAATGGCATACAGATAAACTTTGATGGCAATAACTGGTACTGGGCAGGTGGCGGTGGCGGTAGCGCTTATACTAGTGGTAACCCCGGCGGTGCTGGTGGTCTAGGTGGTGGCGGTGGTGGTGCTTCTGCTAACTCAGGCGGTGCTGGTGGTGGTTCATCTATTAACACAGGTGCAACTCCGGGAAGTGGTGGTGGTAACGGTAGCGCATCCGTACCCGGCGGTGCTGGTGGTGCAAATACTGGCGGTGGCGGTGGTTCCGGTGCGCACGGTGACGGTCCCGGCGGACAAGGTGGAAGCGGAATTTGTATTATTAAATCTGCAACAGCAGCCACAGCAACAACTGGTTCTCCAACAACATCCAGTTCAGGCGGGTTTAATTACTATCGCTTTACTGGCACAGGCTCAATTACTTTCTAAGGAGATAACATGGCACATTTTGCACAACTAGATGAAAATAACATAGTTACACAAGTTATTGTTGTAAACAATAGCGAGTTATTAGAAAATGGAGTTGAGTCAGAGGCTAAAGGCATTGCTTTTTGCCAATCACTACTTGGTGGAATTTGGAAACAAACTTCATACAATGGAAACATCCGTGCAAATTACGCAGGAATTGGATACAAATACGACCAAGACTTTGATGTATTTATTGCACCACAACCATACCCATCTTGGAAATTAAATTACACAACTTACAAATGGGAAGCGCCAGTTGTTAAACCCAATAATGGTGAAGGTTATGTATGGCAATGGTCTGAAATAAACAAAGAGTGGATTAAAATAGAACTACCTTCTGTTTAACAAAACACCTGAGCATGTGTTTAAACTGCTCATTTATTTTTTGGCGAACCCAGTAAAGGAAGTGTTTAAATGGCAATAACTAGCCGTGCGCCCCACATTACCGAACGCCCGCAGATTGACTTATCGGGTTCCGTATCTCAATACTATGAGATTACTGGTAATGCTTTTGATGTGGCTATTGCAGGCTTGCCTTTTATCCTTGGCGTAACGGATGCTACACCTTACCGCCGACAGACCGCAGAGTTTCGTACTCAACGCGTTGACCAAGAGCGTGACCCCGGTGAGCAGTCACTTGCTGGTTCAGGTTACTGGATTAGGTCACAGTCATCCTTGCATCTAGGTCAAGGAATTAACTATCAGGAACCACTTGAAGGCGACCCTGACCAAACTAAGTTTCGTTACAAGACTGGTGAGGGTATTGACCCTTGGAATACTGGAGAAATTAAACTTCTAAAGAAAACTACACTTCAAGAAGCAACAACTGCTAAGTCATTTGTTTTTTCTACAACTATTAACGGTGCAGACTTTCTTATCCAAGTTAACCAGTCAGCATCAGATACTGTTCGTATTCTAAGGATTTCTACAACTGGTAGTGAAACTACTATTGCAAACAATACTGCAATTACTGAAATCATTTTGGCTGCATGTATGGGTGGTAATGACCTTATGGTTGTTACACCAACTAAAGTTTTCCGTTATTCATTTGATGATACTAGCCCAGCGCTACATCAAGATTATGCTATCAATTCAACTAACGCTGCTACTGGCAAGGTTGCAATTAACTATGTTAAGAGTCGTTTTATTATTGCCTATTCTGATGTTAACGGCGGAACTCAGGCTTACTCTATTGCTAAAAATACTGGCTCATCAATTAACTTTAGCACTTTAACCGCTATCAATGGTTCAACAACACTACCTTCCGGTTTTACTTTTACTGCTGTAACTGAGTCGTCTAACGCTATTTATGTTGGCGGATACTCAGGTGATGAAGGTTCTGCATTTAAGATTACCGTAGATAATACAGGTGCTTTATCCACAATGGTTCGTGTAATTCTTTTGCCAAAGAGTGAACAGTTAGAACAGATGTATGGCTACCTTGGTTCTTATTTAATGCTTGGAACTAGCCGTGGTGTGCGTGTTGCTGTTGTTGATAGTGATGGCAATGTTACTTATGGTCCACTTGTATTTGAAGCAAGCGGTGGTATTTATGGATTTACTGCTCGCAATTCATTTATTTGGTGTGGCGTAAACGCAGGCATTGGTGGTCAATCAGGTTTAATCCGCATCAATCTTGGTGCGCCATTGGCTAATAATGGCTATGCCTATGCAACAGACTTAGTTGCAACTAGCGTTACTGGGGACATACACTCTGTTGCAACTTTTGATAATGGTCGCAAAGCATTTACCGTTGAAGGCTCAGGTCTTTGGGTTGAACATGCTACCGACCTTGTTGAGTCAGGTTCATTTACTACTGGACTAATCCGTTTTGATACTTTAGAAAATAAAGCGTGGAAGCGACTTCGTTTGCGTACACCTGATGAATTAAAAGGAAACATTGAAATTGCAAGAGTTAAAGAAACTTCTTTTGATACGCTTACTACTGTTGCAGAAGGTGCAACCGAACAATACGACTATGACCTTGCGGTTGTATTCCCGGAAGTTTCAACAGATGCTTCCTTTCGTTTCACCCTTTACCGCAACAGTTCTGATGCCACTACTGGCGCTGTTATTTATGGTTATTCTGCTAAAGCGCTTCCTACTCCTACCCGCGCTCGCGTTATTCAAATTCCTTTATTTTGTTTTGATAGAGAAACCGACAAACTTGGTAACCTATTGGGTTACGAAGGCTATGCAAGAACGCGATTAAGCGCACTTGAAGCAGTTGAAGGTGTTGGCGAAACAGTCGTCATCCAAGATTTCACCGCAGGCGGAGAGCCTATTGAAGCGGTGATA